GACAAGTCCGCAGGCTTTCATATAGATAAGATTCTATTCGTTGGTGGAAACGATATTCTCCACATAGATACTCCAAGACGAACTACAACCTCAGGCACTCCACAAGACACCGATGGGATGTGGTATCGCAATTTTTTAACCGCAAAACAATTATATGTTGACTTACTTGAAAAACTTATCGCTTTGGCTGATGTACATTTTGTGTTCAATCCTTCTAACCACGATTACACTCACGGATTCTTTCTTGCTGATTGTATCAAAACACATTTTCGCCAAGCTACAAACATTACTTTCGACTGCTCTCTTTCACATCGCAAGGCTTTTAGATACGGAGAGAACCTCATAGGAACTACTCACGGAGATGGAGCGAAGCAGCAGGACTTACCGCTTTTGTTAGCTACTGAGTTTCCTATGGATTGGAGCTTAACCAAGCACAGGTACGTTTATATGCACCACGTTCACCATAAAATGTCTAAAGACTATCAAGGTGTTACCGTTGAATCATTGCGCTCACCATCAGGAACTGATAGCTGGCATCATAGAAACGCTTATCAACACGCTCCCAAAGCTATAGAAGGATTCCTGCACCATAAAAAACACGGACAAATCGCACGTTTATCCCACATCTTTTAATATATTTGCATCACCTGCCATTATTCATAGCGTAAGAGCCTCTTTAATCGGAGGCTTTTTTTGTTAATTATAACATACATAATCGGTAAAATTCCGACTAAATGCACATTATATTACACCTTTTCGGGTACAAAATAAGGGTAAAACCTTAAAACGTGAAAAAAAGTTTGCTTCTACAACCCCCGTCAAATAAGGAAATCTAAAAAAATGTTAAAAAAAGTTGTTCATAATTGAAACATAGTTTATATATTTGCATATAACATTTAAAAAACAACGCTATGACAAAAGAAGAAATTTTAGAACTAATCTTCAACGAAGAACGAGAGCTTTACGAAGATTACCTGTATGCTCAACAAGCGTATGGTTACGATGACAACACCACTAAAAGAATGGGTGCAGAGTGGAGCGCAGTATGTACATTAAAAGATAAAATTTTTGACAATGAGAACAATTAACAAGTATTCGTTTTTGTTTAAGGACTTGAACACGGACGAAAAGCAGATTTTAGGTAGCGGAGTAGTATTTATCTTAGGGACTATGTTCTTTATTTACTTACTTGGGACGGCTACACCGCACCGCCAAGATGCAAAAACACGGAACTACCAAACCTATTTCAAGCCTAAGTACGAACTACCAAAGTCTTACGCTAAGTATTCGAACCACGTTTATAACTCTAAATTCAAATAAGATGATTGTTACAGAACTAAAAGACTTTGAGGTCTACCGAGACACGGACAAGAATTTTGTCTATTTATTCGTTACTCTTTGGGACGAAGGCGACACGGACACGAACGCCGAAATCTTAGCCGAATACGAAATAGAAATTTACGACTCTTATTCTAATTACAAAATCACTAAAAAGAACTACAATGAAATCCTTACCATCAAACAAACGCGAGACTGCGACGACTATCTTGAAAAAATCTACGAAGCAAACACATTCGAAGACGCTTACGTTCAAGAATACAACGACGAGGGCACTTGGTGGTTCATTTAGAGACTACCAACTCAATAGGTACTGGGATAACTTTAACTTTGGTCTTTATAACCGAATTTGTAAAATTAAAATGGCTCAATTATGACACCTAAAGAACACGCAGAACAATTGTACAATATTGCTCTTATGCAAATACCCGAAGAAGAAAACGAAAAAGGATTGTTTAAGAATAGATTAGTAGCTAAAGAAATTGCTTTACTTATGGTCGACAATTTTAGAAGATGGCTTTGGCATTCGTACCCAGTAAAATACGGACACGACCATTGGTTAAACGTTAACAAAGAACTATTAGACTTATGAAATGGAAACTAACTTACTTCGTCGGATCTAAAGCCGTCGAAAGCTGGGTATTAAACTCGCAAAGCCTAGCATATTGGAAAAAACAAGACTTACTAGCAACAGGACGCTACGAATTAGGAAAATTTAAAGTTGAACAAATATGAACCGCCTTACCTCAATACACGAACTAATAGAAAAATACGGACTACTAGACAAGTCTAGACGCCGCGACGTTCTTTTTAAACGTTACTACCTTTACAATGAATTACGAACGTGTGGGCTTAGCCTTTCGGAAATTGGCCGTGTTTTTAACAAGAACCACGCTACAATTTTACACGGGTTACGCGTTCACAAAGACTTAACTAGTTACCGAGACGTTGACTACGTAGCTGAGACGTGCGCGCTTCAAGCCTACCTAGACGGCGCTGAGTTACCAGACGTATCGAAAGTGTTTAAGACGCAAAAAGACTACAATCTAAAGACGGACATACTCAAAGCCAATAACATGGTGTCCTTTAAACGTATTCAAAGACGGGTAAAAATGGGTTTTTACGAAGAAATTTTATAAGACGAACAACTTTTAGTCAAATAAAACGTTATATTTGTAGACGAGTTGGCTCGACACCATAAACTCGAAAGGAATTATTAACCCTTGTATTGAAACGAACGTCGAGCCTCGTGGATATGCAGGGGTTTTTTTATTACTAAAAATTATAAAATGATTGTATTTAAAATTGAAAATGGAAATGACACTTTAGAAGTTAATTTTTGCGAAAAAGGTTTGTATATGCAAATTGAATCAGGTGGATTGGAAAACATTATTTTAACAATTGAAGAAGCCAATGCGTTAAAAAACTTTTTACAATCTCATTTAAACATTCAAAAATGAGCGGATGGATTAGAATTGATAGAGATATAACTTCTCATTGGATTTTCAAAGACGAGTGGAAATTCAGGAACTGGATTGACTTGCTTACATTAGTGAATCATTCAGAGCAAAAAGTTAATCTCAAAGGTACGGTGTTGACGTGTAAACGTGGTCAAACATTATGCAGTTTAGATACTTTAGCAAAGCGTTGGAATTGCGATAAAAGCAAAGTTAGACGGTTTTTAAAGTTGCTCGAAAGTGATTCAATGATTGAACTAAAATCGGAACACATAACGACACGGCTAACTATTTGTAAATATGATACTTATCAAGGTGAGCGAAACGCAGATGAAACGCAATTGAAACACAAACGAAACGCAAGTGAAACGCAAATGACACCAAACAAGAATGATAAGAATGAAAAGAAAGAAAGAATGTTATTTATAGTGCCTGCACTTCAAGAAGTTTCGGCTTATTGTCAGGAAAGAAATAATAACGTAGATTCGCAAAAGTTTTTTGACTTCTATGAATCTAAAGGATGGATGGTAGGAAAAAACAAAATGAAAGATTGGAAAGCTGCGGTTAGAACTTGGGAAGATAAATCTAAATCTAATCAAGTTGAAGAGCCTAAAGAATTACTATTAGCAAGAAAATTAGGACTATGTTAAGTAAACAAGGAGATACACTACAATACCTATTGGATGTGCGAGATGGTAAAATCAAACAAGGACTCGGACTTGACTGCTTTTTAGATGAGCATTTAAGATTTAAGCCTAAACAACTAAACATCATTTTAGGACACGATAACGTTGGTAAGACGTATTGGATAAACTGGTACTTTCTAACGCTTGCACTTAAACACGAACTCACATTCTGCATTTGGTCAGGCGAGAATCAGAAAGGTCAAATCCTACGAGATATGATTCAGATGTACAGAGGTAAGCACTTCAGTAAACTTAGCCACAATCAAATCAGCGGAGACCTTGCGTACTTGGAGCAGTTCTTTACATTCATAGACAACTCGAAATTGTACAAACCTGATGAGATACTTGAACTATTTAAGCAGAGTGGTGCTAATGTAGGATTAATTGACCCATTTACAGGATTAGACCGAGAGATGAGCTTTGCAGGTAACTACGAATTTATGAACCGAGCAAGGCAGTTTGTGAATCAGACAGGAATGACTATTTACATAAACACGCACCCTAACTCCGAATCAGGCAGAACAGGTAACTTATACCAAGACGGAGAATGGAAAGGACATTTGAAGCCTCCACTTAAAGACCATATTGAAGGTGGTAAGGCTTTCCTTAACCGATGCGATGATATGTTTGTAATTCACCGACTAATCAAACACGAAACAATGAAGCTAATTACTTGGGTAGGAGTAGAGAAGGTTAAGGACACGGAGACAGGCGGCAAGCACACGGCCTTGAACGAGCCAGTTTATTGCAACTTCAATTCGGGAATAGGATTCCAAATAAACGGAGTAGACCCTTTAGCAAAATTTAGACCAAGAGAAATACAAACACAAACACCTTTTTAAAATGGAGACAGTTAACTCATTAAGCGGAGGTAAGACTTCAAGCTATATAGCTGCAAATTACCCAGCAGATTACAACGTGTTTTCATTGGTTAGAACGGATGACGTTAGAGTATTATTCCCTGATGCTAAAATACGTCAAATTGTAAGCGATAGAATCGGTAAGGAGTTCATCGGTACACTTGAAGAAGATACAATTATCTACACGATGCTTGACCTTGAGCAGTATATTGGGCAGGAGATTGTATGGTTAAGCGATAAAACATTTGACGAGGTGATAGCATCCTACAAGATGGCTAACGGCACAAATTACCTACCTAATCAAATGACTCGCTTTTGCACTACGGATATGAAAGTAAAACCGATAGCTCAATGGTGCTACGAAAACACGGAGCTACCTGTAGAGATGAGAATAGGCTTCCGAGCAAACGAAATGAGCCGTGCCAAAACAATGATTGAGCGAGCAGTTGACGGAGTAGAAAATTTTAAATTTAAAGTAGGAGAAAAAAACGGACGTAACAAATGGAAAGAGTTGCCGTATAGAATGACACGCTTTCCGCTAATTGAAGACGGAATATTTAAAGACACGGTTGAGAACTACTGGCAAGATAAACCTGTGCGCTTTGCTTACAAAAACAATTGTGTTGGATGCTTTCACCGCTCCGAGATATTTTTAAAGCATATGAGCCAAAGAGACGAGAAGCAATTTGATTGGTTTGTGCGTATGGAACAAAAAAACGGATGCACTTTTAAAAGCGGAGTAACTTACGAAAAGATAAAAAGCCATAAATTGCAGTTGGATTTATTTGACGATGACTTCAACGATTGCGATTCAGGATATTGTGGACTATAAAAAAACGAAAAATGGATTTATCACTTAAAATACTATGGGCAAAAACAACCGTATGGACGGTTAAAGAACGAATCAAGAACGTTAGAGAGAAACTCGAAAAGGACAAGCCTGATGCCAAAGACTACATCAACGGAGGTAAAGAAAGCGAGCAGTATTTACTTGAGACTATTCAGGTGATTAACCTACTTGAAGACGAAATAACATCTCTAAACAGAGAAATGAATCAACTGGCAAGACGCAACGCTCAACTGCGAGTAGCATACCAAGAATTAAAAGACGAATTAAAATACAAAGATGCCACGTTGTAAGAACTGCAAAGACAAGTTTGAGCCTGTGCGCTTTAATGCAAAATATTGCCTGAAAAACGAGTGTGTTCGTGCTTTTGTAGCTGAAGCCAAAGAGAAGCAATGGAAACAGACCAAAACAAGAATGAAAGCCGATTTAGAGACCGTACAGGACATCGTAAAGGCTGCACAAATGGTATTTAACAAATACATCAGAGAGCGTGATAAAGACAAACTTTGCATCTCTTGTAAGCAAGTACCAAAGAAAGTTAACGCAGGCCATTTTTTTAACGCTAACAACCATTGGAATGTGCGCTTTGATGAGGATAATGTCCATGTTCAATGCGAGAGGTGCAATAGCTTCTTATCAGGCAATTTGTTGGAATATCGAACAAACCTATATTTAAAAATCGGACAAGAAAGATTTGACCAACTGGAAGCAAGAGCAAGGGTAACACGGAAATTTACCAAAGACGAACTAAAAGAATTGATAAAAAAATATAAAAAAAAGTACAACGAATTGAAATAATCTATATCTTCGTATAAATAATTAAACGCTATGAAAAATTTATTTAAAAGTTTGGCAGCATTTCAGCAGGAAGTGCCAGTAATTCACAAAGCCACACAAGGCTATGGGTATTCTTACGCAGATTTACCCAAGATTTTTGAGGTAATCAATCCTATCCTAAAAAAACACGGACTCGGATTTACCCAACAACTTACAAACCAAGAAGGTCAAAACTGCCTCAAGACGGTTATCTTCCACGAGAGCGGTGAGTTTATGGAGTCTGTTTGTATGATTCCTTACGTACAACTCAAGGGTATGAATGACTATCAAGGCTTTGGTTCAGGTGTAACGTACTACCGCAGATATGCTTTGAGTTCTGCACTTGGGTTAGTAACCGACAAAGACACGGACGCTTCAGGTGAACAAGTTAAAACCGAGAAGAAACTGCCTGCAATTGACCAAAAGCGTTTCAGCGCAGCAGTACAAGCCATTGCTAAAGGTGAGTATACTCGTGAAAAGCTCGAAGCATCGTTTGCATTAACTGAAGGTCAAATCGATATGCTTAACGCACTATGAAAGCTCTCAAGATTCGATGTTCTGCCATAGGGAAAATAATGGCAACACCACGCTCTAAAGGCGAATTACTAAGCCAAACGGCTAAAACTTATATCCACGAACTTGTATTAGAAGAGAAATACGGCATCCGCAAGGAGTTTTCAAGCCGTTACACAGACAAAGGTAACGCAGTTGAGGATTTATCTATCTCGCTTGTAAACGATGTCTTAGACGTAAAATTCATATACAAGAACGAAGAGTATTTCGAGAACGATTATATCAAGGGAACACCTGACGTAAACACGGAAGATATATTGCTTGACGTGAAATCAAGTTGGGATGCTACTACCTTTCCGTTTTTTGATACCGAGATTCCAAACAAAGACTACTTCTATCAACTTCAGGGTTATATGTGGCTAACTGGTAAACAACAATCAATGCTTTGCTACTGCCTTGTAGATACTCCGATTGATATGGTAGAGGATGAAATCCGCAGAGCGCATTGGAAACTGCACAAGATTGATGAGGACTACGACTTGCGTGAGGAGATTCTACGCAAACACGAGTTCAGTCAAATACCTAAGAACAGAAGAGTAAAGGTATTCTATGTACAAAAAGACGAAGCAGTAATCGAAGCCATCAAAGAAAAGATAGAGCTTTGCCGTGAGTATTACAATGCCTTAATGAAATTCCTATGAACCAGAAAGTAGAAGACCCAATTGTCTTAAAAGTAATGAGCAAGTTTTATGACCGCTCACAACGAGGAATAGAAAAGTACGGTACAATGTTAACACGAACAGACCTAAATTTAATTGACTGGCTT